AGGAAGAAGAAGAAGAAAGCGAAAAGATTAATTGGTCTTACAACGCAGACGGAGTAGCTTTATGACTAAAAAAGAATTAGAAGAAATAAAAAATTTAGTAGACGATTTAGGTTGGGATTATCAAAGTTTAACAATGGGCGGTAGAGAGGTATATAAAAAACTATGTCTTAAACTTGGTTGGAAGTTTGAGTGGGATGATGAGGAAGATTAATTATGAGAAGAGAGTTTACCAAAAGGATACGGAAGAATACAATGCACTTCCTGTTCGTTGACATTGTTGAGGTAAACCTAGTAGTTGGTAGTCTACTATAAAAAACTACCCAGAATTTTTAACAACACTAAGGAGTAAGTTATGGAGTATAGCGAGGAAGATATTAAAGAAGCAGTAGACATTGCAATAGGTGATGATGGTTATAAAAGTAATGTAGTAATAGAAATACTAAGACAATTAAGGAGTACAAATGAAACTTAAAAAACTATTAGAGATAAACCAAATGTGTGAAGAAAGAAAAGCACCTTTTGATATACAGGAATCTTTCGAGTATGAATCATCAAAGGGAGAACTTTTTAATATACTTGACATGGATATTGTTTATCTTGTCAGAGCATTTAAAGTACTTGAAAGAGATAAAAAAACAAAAGAGTTACTTGCTAACAATATTAAAAATAATAAAATAGATGGAAAAATACATTGGATTTCAGATCAATTATCTAGCCTATCAAAAGAACTAAAGGAGTACACAGAAAGTGGAGATTAAATTAGATAACTATGAAGTCGAAGAAGCATTAATAAATTACATAAAAAATAAATATAATATTAATGTTAAAATATTTGAAGACTATGGACAAAATATGTGGTTGGAAACTAATGAACGTGTTTGGGCTTACGAAAAACATAAGAACGGAAAAGTAAAGATTCATCCAGAACATGGCCATAAAATAGTAGACTATGATAAATCTACTTGGAACAGAAAATTTGAAAGTATAGGTGAGATGTCTAGTATAACTTTTGATGTTGAACCAATAAATGAGGAGGAGGAGGAGAGTGGATAGATATAAAGATGTTAAGAAAATAATAGATCATGTAAGAGATATCGAAACAACTTGTAGTGAATACATGATCAAACAAATAGTTTGTATTTTAATTTCAAGATTATTACATTTAGGCGCAGTTCAAGAAACAGCAACTATAATGTCAGGACTTGCAGATGCAGAACAAGAAGCATTAGATGCGTTAGAAGATAAGGAGGAGATAATTCATTGATTAAATGTAGTACTTGTAATAAAAAAGCTGTAATAAAACACGGCACACTAGAAGGTTGGACATATAGTTGTGCTACCTGTGAACTAAATAGAATGAGGAGTAGAGATGAAAAGATCAAGAACTAAAGCGTATGTTATGACCGTGGAAAAAGGAGATACACTAGGAGAATATAGACTTAATGTTTTACGAGATACAATTAAGTTTATTAACAAGCACATAAGGAGGAAACTTTATGTAAAACTTCATGGTAGATTTGGTAAGAACAATCCTAATCTACATAAGTATACATACCCTAGTGGTTTTATTAACTGGAGAGAATGCAGACTCGAAGACGCTCAACGAGTAGACGTTTACATTCACGAAAGATAAACTTGACAAATTAAAAAATAATCTGTATAATCTACAGAGTTAATATGAAACGGAGTAAAGCAATGTATAAAACATTATCACTAACAATAATTGTTGCGTTAATTGTAAATGCTACAGTATTAAATTTTTATAACAACTATATTAAAGAACAGTTAAACAATCAAAACGCTTCTATAAACTACACAGACTCTATAATACAAGATATACAAAAAGATATCTCAGCTATTGAAACAAGAACTGCTCAAGCTATATCTAGTAATGAGTTGAGAAACGCTTACATATCTATTGAAGATAATAAAAGATTCTTTGAGTATGAAGTTAAGATGTCTAGAAAAAGCATCGAAGAATTTATCGGCAATCTTAATGCAGATATGGAACAAATAAACACTACAATCAATAGTGTAATTCAAAACGATTCAACTTTAAAAGAACAACTCCAGTATGTTTTACAGGAGATAGAGCTATTAAAAATAATAGAAGAACCTGTAGCTACACCAATTCCTTTAGAAGATGTACGAGGAAATGTAGAAGAGGAAAACACTACAATAGAATCCTATCCTAAAAAAGATTGTAGTTTTTCTTTAAATCCTGGAAAACAAAACAGCACTAAAGGAATACAAAGAGCAGTCGATAGATCTAAAAGAAAAGGAAATTATAATTTAACTGTTCACTTTGATATTAATACAAAGGGAAAAGCAATTGTTTCTAGTGTTGTTTCCAATAAAGCACCTTCAAGATTAGAGAATGCTGTGAGTAGTTATGTATCTAATCTTCCTTTTATAATTAAAGATCAAGCACAAACTAAATGTGAAATGTCTTTTAATTTAAAAGTTATATAGGACTTGACACAGGAGTAATGAGGAGCGTATAATTTCCCCATGATGTCACAAATCTTTTTAATATTGTTTTACCTCTTTATCTCCTTATGTATCTTATCGAAACAATATTAACTGGTAACAGACTAGCTAGTGGTCTAGTGAAGAGAAACCACTCCTAATTTTTAACAGCCAACTAAAGAGGAAATGATTATGGCAATAGAAAGTGGACTAGCTTATTGGGCTAGTGTTAGAAATCCTAATCTCAAATACGAACCTGTCTACACAGTAGACTTAGTAGTTGATGAGGAGGTGGCAACTAAGTATGAAGGCAGAGGTTTTAAAGTCAAGACCTTAGTTGTTAATGATGAGGTTATTGGTAAGGCTTTAGTTATAAAGCGTAAAGTCAATGGCCCTAATGGTATGGTACGCAAGCCACCTAAACTTGTCGATGCTCAGAAAACTTTAATAGAAGATGATGTCCTCGTAGGTAACGGATCAGAAGTTAAAGTTCAGTTTAATGAGTGGGAAGTTGATAACAAGTATGGTAAGTTTAAAGGATTAGACTTTCAAGCTATGCAAGTTATTAAATTAGTATCTTATAAAGCAGGAGATGGCGATGAGTTTGAAGCTGTTACCTCTGATTCGGAGGATTTCTAATGACAGAAGAAAAACAAGCCTCTATCACCATTGATGGTGTACAGATAAATTCTGACGAGTTATCAGAAAATGCTAAACATATTATAATTAGATTACAAAGTTTACAAAACGATAGAAATATTTTAGCACAGCAAGTACAGGAAAAAGATATACTTATGTCTGCGTATCGCAATGAACTTATTCTAGATTATCAAAAAGATAAAACTATTGAAAACAATAAGGAGGAAGCTGACGAAGAAAAACAAGCAACAAAATCTAACAATTAACTAATATAAGCTAGGCATTTCTTAAAGGTTGTACGAACCGAAGATAGTTAAGAAGTGTCTAGCTTTTTTATAAGGAGATAAAATGTCAAACCCACCACTTAAATTTGTAAAAAAATATCAGCCTTGTCCTGACTGTGGTAGTAGTGACGCGCTTTCTATTAACGCAGATGGTTCTACCAAATGTTTTAGCTGTGAAGAGTTTGTTGCTAGGAAAAAAAATAAAGAAAACTTTATAGATCAGGACGAGATAACTATAATCAGAGAAGAATCAAATCAAGAAGGAGTATTCGCTCCTTTATCAGACAGGCAAATATCCTTAGAGACTGCTAAGAAATACGGAGTCAGAATATCTTATGATACTAAAGGAGTCATAGCCAAACACCATTACCCTTATTCTATCGACAGCGAAAGAACTTCTTACAAAGTTAGAAACACATCTAAAAAAGATTTCTATTGGAAAGGTTCTCCAAAAGAAGCACAACTGTTTGGGCAGAATCTTTTTAAAGAAGGAGGAAAGTACATTACAATAGTAGAAGGAGAGTGTGATGCTATGGCAGCCTATGAATTACTTGGTAGTAAATGGGCAGTTGTTTCGATAAAGAACGGAGCTAGTGGAGCAGTCGCTGATATAAAAGAAAACTTAGAATATGTAGAAAGTTTTGAGAACGTGGTTATTTGTTTCGATACAGACAAGCAAGGAAAAGAAGCATCACATAAAGTAGCAAGACTTTTAAAACCAGGTAAAGCTAAAATATATACCCTACCTACTGGTTACAAAGATCCCAACGATATGCTTAGAAAGAAAAAGCATCTTGAATTTACAAGCTGTTGGTGGGACGCTAAAGTTTACACACCTACAGGTATCATTCGAGTATCTGAAAAACAACATGAGTTCTTAAATAGAGATAAAAAAGATAGTGTTCCTTATCCGTGGAAAGGTCTAAATAAAAAGCTGTATGGTATGAGACAAGGAGAACTTGTAACTCTAACAGGCGGTACAGGTCTTGGTAAAAGCTCCATAACAAGAGAGCTAGAGCATTGGATTATAAATACTACAGAGGACAACGTAGGTATCATAGCTCTTGAGGAGGATTGGAAGAGAACAGTAGATGGTATCTTATCTATTGAAACTAACTCGCGTTTATATATTGACCATATTAGAGATGAACATTCTCAAGAATATCTTACAGAAAAATACAATAATTTGTTTGGTAACGACAACGTATTTATACACGCTCACTTTGGAACAAACGACATTGAAGCTATCTTTAATAAACTTAGATACCTTATAGTTGGTTGTGATTGTAAGTGGGTAATCGTAGATCATTTACATATGCTTGTCAGTTCTCTGGCAGAAGGAGATGAACGCAGAGCTATTGATAATATTATGACAAGACTCCGCAGTATGGTAGAAGAAACAGGAGCAGGTTTAATATTAGTATCTCACCTCCGTAGAGTAGAAGGAAACCGAGGACATGAGAACGGAGTTGAAGTAAACCTATCCCATCTTAGAGGTAGCCAAGCAATCGCACAACTATCCGACTGCGTCATCGCCTTGGAACGTAACCAACAATCTGACGATGAATTAGAATCCAGGACTACAAAACTTAGAGTATTGAAATCTAGATATACAGGAGATGTAGGAATGGCCACAGCTTTAGTATACGACCATAACACAGGTAGATTAGCAGAAGATTATAATGAGTTTCAGTTAAGGCTTGACGATAGCGAGGTGGACTTTTAATGAAATTAGTATTTGATATAGAAACAAATGGTTTGTTAAGAGAAACTGATTCAAGATATTATGATGAAGAACAAAACAAATGGTTAGATATTGTTATCCCTCAATTAACTACTACATGGTGTATCGTAGCTATTGATGAGAACAATAAACAATATATATTTAGACCAGATCAAATTAAAGAAGGAATAGATTTTTTAAAATCTGCTGACACTTTAATAGGACACAACATCATAGGGTTTGATATACCTGCTTTGGACATACTGTACGGTGTAAACCTATATAACTATTGTAAGGTAATAGATACGCTAGTATTGTCTAACTTACTTAACCCCAGTAGAGATAAAGGTCATGGATTAAAAGCGTGGGGAGATAAGTTTGGATTTCCAAAAGGAGATCACAACGATTTCAATAAGTTCTCAGAAGATATGTTGACATACTGTATAAGAGATACCGAAATAAATGTAAAAGTTTTAGAAGCTTTGCGTAAAGAAAGCGCAGGGTTTAGTAAAGAAAGTATTGACTTAGAACACGACACAAGAAAAATAATAAGTAAGCAAATAGAAAATGGTTTTGCTTTTGATTATAAAAAAGCCAGTATTCTTTTAGCTGAACTTACTCAACGGAAGGCAGAAGTGGAGGAGGAGGTTAAGAAAACATTTAAGCCTAGAGAAACTGAACATATCATCTTACTTAACCATAAAGAGAATCGCTTAAAAGATGGAAGCTATTCTAAAAGGATGGGGTACGATCACTTCAATAAAAAAAGAACCCAGTTATCAGAAGAAGAAAGAGATCTTGTTAAGTCAGGATGCGTTACTTCTTTTAAACGAATACAGATTACTGAGTTTAATCTAGGATCAAGAAAACAAATAGGTGAATACTTAATAGATTTTGGTTGGAAGCCTAATAGATTTACACCAACAGGACAACCTATTGTAGATGAGGCAACACTAGAAAAAGTTAAACACATACCAGAGGCTAAACTTATTGCAGAGTTTTTACTTCTTCAAAAACGTATAGCTCAAGTACAATCTTGGATAGATTCTGTAGCTAAAGAAGATGGAAGAATACATGGTAATGTTATTTCTAACGGAGCTATCACAGGAAGAATGACACATTATAATCCCAATACTGGTCAAATTCCTAGCACTAGGAAACCATATGGAAAAACTTGCAGAGAATGTTGGACTGTTGATAAAGGAAATGTCCTGCTAGGAATAGATGCCTCTGGTCTTGAGATAAGAATGTTAGCACACTACATGAAAGATAAGGAGTACACAAATGAAATCATTAACGGAGACATACACACCTCTAATCAAAAACTTGCTAGACTTGAATCAAGAGATAAGGCGAAGACATTCATCTATGCCCTCATGTACGGAGCAGGAGATGAAAAACTTGGAAGCGTGGTTGGAGGAACTAAAACAGATGGTAAAAGATCTAGACAATATTTCTTTGATAATCAACCATCATTTAAGTCTCTTAGAGATAGAGTTACGAGAGCGTCAACAAAAGGATATCTCAAAGGGCTAGATGGTCGTAAGATATTTATACGGAACCAACACGCTTCTTTAAACAGTTTACTACAAGGTGCAGGTGCTGTCGTAATGAAGAAAGCCCTGATACTTTTTGATAAGCATCTTAAAGAAGCAAGCCTTGAATATAAGTTTGTTGCTAACATTCACGATGAATGGCAGATGGAAGTACCTAAAGACAAAGCAGAATTAATTGGTGCTATGGGTGTTCGATCTATAATAGAAGCAGGAGAATCTTTTAACATGAACTGTCCTTTGGATGGTGAATACAACATAGGAGCTAACTGGAGTGAAACACACTAAATATTGTAATAAATGTAATAAAGATAAACCTTTATCAGAATATCAAAAATATATAAAACATGGAATAAATATAGGACAGTCTTATTGCAGGGATTGTAGAGCAACTTATAAAGCTCGTATAGAAAGCTACAAGAGAACTAATCCTAAAAATAATCCAAATAGAATGTTTGTTAATGGTAAATATATACCAAAAACACACCCTTTATACAAACCAGGAAACTATAAAACATTTGAAGGAGCAGCTTTTGCATCTCTATCAGGCTATGAAAAATCTACAGAAGGATATGTATACATTATATCTAATCCTTGTTGGGATAGTTGGGTAAAAGTTGGTATGGCAGTTGACGCAGAAGATAGATGTAATCAATATCAAACAGCTAGTCCACACAGAGATTATAACTTGTGCTATAATAAATATTTTAAAGATAGAAGAAGTGCAGAAAAATTAGCACATGAAAAATTAAAAAAGATTTCAACAAAACACAAAGGAGAATGGTTTAAAGTCTCTGTTAAAGAAGCTAAACAAATCATAAATAAAATATGAAGAAACTAGACACATTAGTAACAGACATATACAAGAAGATAGGTGTATTATCTCAAGGTAAAAAAATTAAAATAACTAACAAAGAGTTAGATGATTTTGGCGATGCTATGAAAGATGCTCTAAAGCATTGGGCTTCACCTCCTAAACGAGACAACTCTTTAACAAAAGGACTTCGTATGTCTAACATTGGAAGACCTGACAGACAACTATGGTATGATTTAAATTCTCCAAAGCAAAGAGAAACAGAATTACAGCCTAGTGTTTATATTAAATTTCTTTATGGCCACTTGTTAGAAGTGTTGATGTTGTTCTTTGTAAGACTTTCAGGACACACAGTTACTTCCGAACAAAAAGAAGTCAAAGTATCTGGCATATCAGGACACATGGATTGTGTTATTGATGGCGAAGTTGTAGACATAAAGACAGCTTCTGGGTTTTCTTTTAAGAAATTTAAAGACGGATCTTTAGCAGAAGACGATAGCTTTGGTTATCTTGCACAGCTTGCAGGATACGAAGAAGCAGAACAAACTTCTAACGGTGGCTTCCTTGTTTTAAATAAAGAGACAGGACAAATTACTTTGTATCGACCAGAAGAGTTAGACAAACCTAATATTAAAAACAGAATAAAAACTATTAAGCAAATAGTAAAAGCTAAGAAGCCTCCTAAGTTTTGTTTTAAACCAGTACCAGAAGGTAAGTCAGGCAACTTAAAATTAAGTAGACAATGTTTTTATTGTCCTCATAAGTTTGAATGTCATAAAGATTCTAATGATGGTAAAGGGCTTAGATCTTTCCAATATTCAAAAGGTATTACTTATTTAACCCATGTTGAGAAAGAGCCTAAAGTAGAGGAGATTTTAGCATGAGCGCAAGAAGATCTAAAAAAATAAGAAGACAAGCTAAACAATTGTTTATAGATTGGTTACGAACTATGACTCCAGATGGAGAAGAACCTGCAAAGATTAATAAAAATAATATACATTTGTTTTTACCAGAGCAAACACATTTTTATTCTAATCGACAATGCAGGTTAAGTGCGTTTACTTTAAAATGGTTTGAAAAGAAAATAAAAAGAAATCCTAATTTTAATTTAAAGGACTTAGATGCCTAAAAGATTTCCAAGAAAAGTAAGACCAAGAGAAAAGAACGTACCTAAAGGGTATGATAGTAAGTGGGAATATCTGTTGCATCAAGGTGTTCTTAAATCTTGGGATCATCATACAGATAAAATACCCTATGTTGTACAGCATAACTACGAACCAGATTTTATAAAAGATAAAGTGCTTATTGAAGCAAAGGGCAGGTTCTGGGATCATGCAGAGTATAGTAAATATATCTGGATTAGAAAATCTTTACCTGATACAATGGAGCTTGTTTTTCTATTCCAGAAACCATACTCTCCAATGCCAGGAGCTAAGAAAAGAAAAGACGGAACAAAAAGAACGCACGCTGAATGGGCAGAAGCGAATAATTTTAAGTGGTACACAGAAGAAACTTTACCAGAGGAGTTTAAATAATGGTTGATTATAAATTCAACGAAGAAAATACAATAAAACAAATAAAAAGATATGTAGATAAAACATATGAGAAACACTACGCTAGTGGAAAATACCAAGCAACAGATATGATTATTGATGCAGGACACGGTGAGGGTTTTTGCATGGGTAATATTATAAAGTATGCTATGCGTTACGGTAAGAAACCTGATCCTGTTACTGGAGAGTATAGGAATCAAGGAGACTTATTAAAAATTATACACTACGCTATAATAGCTATACATTTATGGGTAGAGAATAAAACAAACTCAACAGAGGAAGAAGCCTCAGAGGAATACTTATCTGTTAAAAGAGAAATGTTTCCAAGAAACGAAGACGGAACAAGGAAAGGGTGGTACAAATGATGGGAAGATTATTATATATGATACCTTTCTTTGGTATGGTTACAGCATCTTACTTTGTATGGACTGCAGATATACGAGCCGCAGTAATAATGGCAGGTCTTGCACTAACACAAAGCTTAATATGTTTTATTTATCTTATACTACAAATCATAAATAGTGGTACAAACGGAACATTAGAAGTAGAGGTAGAGCTGTGGGATGCTCTTATGCCTGTTATATTTTTAACATTATCTGCATCTACATTTTTATTAATAACAACACAAATTGCCGAGGCTTTTGCACTATGAATACACAATTACCTACAAACTATCAACAGTTTATACATCTTAGTAGATATGCTAGATGGAATGAAGAACAACAAAGAAGAGAAACTTGGAACGAAACAGTATCGAGATACTTTGATTTCTTTGAAAAACATTTAAAAGAAAACCACAATTTAAGTAAACCACAGTTTGATGAGACTAGAAAGTACTTAGAGAAAGCTGTGTTGTATCTAAACATTATGCCGAGTATGAGAGCATTGATGTCTGCAGGTACAGCATTAGAAAAGGATAACGTAGCAGGGTTTAACTGTAGCTATGTTGCTGTAGATAATGTTCGTGCATTTGATGAAACACTTTATATACTTATGTGTGGTACTGGTGTTGGTTTTAGTGTAGAGCGTCAGTATATAAACGAACTACCAGATCTTCCAGAGGATTTGTTTCCTACAGATACAGTTATTAAAGTAGCTGATTCTAAAATAGGGTGGGCAAAAGCCTACAAAGAGTTACTATCTTTACTTTATGCAGGACAAGTTCCTACTTGGGATGTGTCTAACATAAGACCTTATGGTGCTAGATTAAAAACATTTGGAGGCAGAGCAAGTGGCCCTGCTCCTCTTGAAGAGTTATTTGATTTTACTATCAACATATTCCGCGATGCTATTACAAAAGGACAGCGTAAGTTAGTGTCTATAGATTGCCATGATTTGATGTGTAAGGTCGCAGAAGTAGTAGTCGTAGGAGGAGTAAGGCGAAGTGCTTTAATCTCTCTCAGCAACCTCTCAGACAACCGTATGCGTAATGCTAAGTCAGGTGCTTGGTGGGAAGACAATCAGCAGAGAGCTTTGTCTAATAACTCTGTAGCCTATACAGATGTTGCAGAACCAGGTGCATTTATGCGTGAATGGTTATCTCTTTATGAATCTAAAAGTGGTGAGCGTGGTATCTTTAATAGACAAGCTGCAGAAAAACAGGCATCAAAGAATGGTAGGCGAGAAGACTATAAAGACTTTGGATGTAATCCTTGTAGTGAAATTATCCTACGCAACAAACAGTTCTGTAATTTAACTGAGGTTGTTGTAAGACCTGACGATAATGAAGATACTTTAATAGCTAAAGTAAAAGCTGCTACAGTTCTTGGTACGTTTCAAGCTACGCTTACAAACTTTAGATACTTAACTAGCAAATGGAAACATAATACAGAAGAAGAATCTTTACTTGGTGTATCTCTTACAGGGATAATGGATAACGCTAATATGATAAACGGTAAAATAGATTTAGATAAATTAAAAAAAGTATCTATTGATGTGAATAAAGTATGGGCTAAGAAACTAGGTATCCCCCAATCCGCAGCAATAACCTGTGTGAAGCCTAGTGGAACAGTTAGTCAACTGGTCGATAGTGCCTCTGGTATTCACACTAGACATAGCCCATACTACCTTCGTACAGTAAGAGCAGATAAGAAAGATCCTTTAGCTAAACTAATGGTTGATGCAGGAGTGTATCACGAAGATGATCTTACTAAACCAGAACACACTTATGTATTTTACTTTCCAATGAAAAGTCCTAAAGGAGCATTGACTAGAAAAGACTTGTCAGCTACTGAACACTTAGAAATCTGGAAAGACTATCAAGATAAATGGTGTGAACATAAACCCTCTGTAACTATCTCAGTAAAAGAAGATGAATGGTTAGGTGTAGGTGCTTGGGTATATAAAAACTTTAATGATATATCTGGTATCTCCTTCCTTCCATACTCAGATCATTCATACAAGCAAGCTCCCTATCAGGAGATAACTTATAATGAGTATAGAAAATGGCTAAAGAAAACAACGGATGTTGTTGATTGGTCTAAGATTACTGAGTATGAAACTGAAGATAATACAGAGAATACTAAAGAACTAGCCTGTAGTGCAGGTACTTGTGAGATAATTTAATGCCAAGAATAAAAAGGGAAGAAGCAAAACTATTAGCTTATACAGTTTTGTTTAATAAACAAGGACAGTTAATAACAGAAAGAATATCTACAGATATTAAAAAACTAAAAAAGTTTTTAAGTAAAGAAGAATTTAGCCTGTTACAGTCCGTACTGCGAAGTGCGTCAACTGAATTAGACGCAGTACATAATAAAATTGAAGCGGACTTAAATGCTCGTATAACATAATTAGCTTCCTTGTTTAATAGTAATATTAGAACTACTGCCTCCGTTAGTAGTAATCTGATTTACTTTCCCTTCTTGTTCTATTCTTATATTGTAAGATCCTGTCTTATCTACTTTCATTTCTAACGAGTCTTCTATCTGACGTAAGAATTTTAA